ACTCATATAAAGATATGAGACACGACATCGACCATCGTGTTTTATCATCATTTTGACATAAATGTCATTGGCATAATGAAGCCAGATTTTCAAAGGTTTTCTCCTTTACGTAGACACAGCGGGCGTGGAGGTATAGAAATACAAACTTGGTATATTCAAGAAGAAAACAAGACTGAAATCAGTACCCGCAGAAACATATAAACCCGTGTAATTCACACGGGGATTTGGTATCCAATCAGTACCTGTAATATGCGAATATTCAGTTAGAATTCGAAAAGCATCTGTGTCACTATCATCGACTGAGGAACCCTCTGTTCTGGTTGTTGATGAATTATTGAGAAACTTGTATCGACTATACATTGGTATGGATACCATTGCACCACTACGCGAAGTTTGACTAATCAACGATAAACCAGTCATACCACTTCCATAAGAAGGTAGGGTAAATAAACGTTCAAATTCAGCAGTACTTGATGATCCAGTGTTTGTTGTAGTACTATAGGTTGTAGAACCATGAAGACCTAATGATCTTGAGACCGATAACGTTTTTGTATCACGTTCCAAGGATGGATTTACCACATAGTGGTAAGATCCTCGTGAACCAACAAAGCATAACGAAAACCACGTTGTAGGATTCCAAAGAGACCAATTAAATGGTTCATTTACTGTTGATACTATACCAGTTGCTAAGGTTAAACCATTAGGGTCAAAACCAGGATAAACTGGTGATCTCCCAAGAGTACTTGAGTACAAGATATGTTCATCAATAATTGAACCTACATCCGTATTTATCCGCACATATCGCACTGCTCTTCTCATTAAAGTTCGCAATGAAACTATAGATTCACCCATATGAGTCAAATTTATGTTCTTATCGGGGACTGAAGGTGATACACCTAACTCGTAGCAACCAGGTTCAACATCATAATCATTATCACCCTGGACGGCATAAGGACTAAATTTTTGCTGTATCTGTGTTGGGCATGCAAATTCCAAATTGTTACTACCACGGACAAAGACTAACATTTGAATATCAGCCGAAGTCACGGGACTAGATTGCTCATTTAACACGCGCACAGTTAGTATACCATTGTGTAAATCATTAACATCACTAGTGCTCGTTGACGCTTGTGCGTAATTATTACTGGTATATTCATTACAACGAAGATAACTGGTCAATTGCGTATAGGGAACTATGAATTCAACATCATTCTCTTCTGTAATATCAACAATTTTTGTGTAAACTTCAGTAGTGTAGTCTCCAGAAGTTCCTATATCTCCATGTGGAGACCAATTTATACGTACTCTTCCACGGTGGTACTTTGAGCAGATGAACTTGAAACGATAGATTAAATCACCACGCCAATATCTGAAACATTTACTAACATAACTCATTGGGGTTTGCCATGCGATCACAGCACCTGTAACAGTTTCCGTGCTCATACAATCTGGAGATACTTTTATAAAAAATAAACTCGTATTAATTGGATCTGAAGCTGCCCAGGTTGAATTGAATATGTAAGATTCCCTCTGTACAAAAGATGAAATTGTCAATTCATCTTCAACATTAACTCCAGCAATTTTGGGATCAATACTCAACTCGTTTTTGGAATCCAATGTTAACTTCTCAATAGGTGCACCTATATCAGTTGCAGCAAGATTAGGAAATGATTTATTTTGAAAAGCATGCACATCATCAATTACAGGTACATCTGTGTAACCAAAAAGTGCAGCGATGTCTGCAACAGCTCCTGCTGCATATGAGGTCGCAGTCGCAAATTCTCCAATGATAGGTATTGATGAGAGTCTACCAGCAGCTCTTGCAATAGCTGATGCTGGTCTTGAAACAACACCATCATGAGAGTATTCATCTTTACCTTGCACTGCAAGTTCTGTAGTTGGTCCTGCAATCTCTATATCCTCTGCCCAAGCATAGACCTGTATACTTATGTTATCTGAAACGACACCATTTGCATTGGCTAAAGGATTGAAACTATTATAAGAAACTCTCCCCATATCAGTCAAATCTGTAGAACTTGTCGCATCTAACCAATTCTTGTAATACAAAAAAGGGAGCACCATCTCACCACCTTGACAATTCTGAGGATAAAGATAGATGTGAGGACGTTGCGACAAAGGAATATTTTCCAATCGGTCTGAAGATGACAATATGACAGGACAGGGGTTGAAATTCGTTAGAGGTTGGTATGATACAAGTGCACAGCCATAATAAAACGGAGATGCATTAATCACAAACTTCAAGTGTAGATTACACCTAACCATGTAATAATTGTCAAGTTTTCGCTTAATAGATGCTTTTGAGAAGTATGCATGCCATGGATCGAAATAATCAGAAGCAATATCTAATGTGTTTCCAATTCCCCAAGTACGTGAATCTATTAATACTGGTCTCTTTAAGAAATCTCCAAGCTCTATATTCTGAGAAGAATCAACTTTAATATAATTCATAGGATGGGGGATTTCACTGATAACATTGTTGGGTAAATCGGTGAAACCGACATTCTGCTGTGTAGTAGTGTTTGATGTTGAAGTGGCTTCAACATCGATACCACTATCAGCCTGGATCCTCAGGATACCGTCTGATAAAGATTTATCAGGATAGTCAATAAGGCTGACAAAGCCTGTAGAGTTTTTACATGAGACTCCACAAAGTCTCGACATATAATTAGTACTTTGTACATTTGTTTTT